CCCATACCCGCTAGGGCATAGGGAGGCGCAGGCCGTTAGTGACATTGCTGCAATTGCTGCAAGAATTCCTTTTGCTGGGTAAAGTAGTCTTGACACTTGCAGCATCCGCTTAATAACAGCAATATGCTAAGAGTTCGCAATACCATTACGCACACCAGCGGCAAGCAATGCGGACATTACAAGCTGAAAGGCTTGCGTAGCGGTGGCATCACCCGTCAAATAGGCCGCAATCGCGCCAATGACGCTAATACCAGCCGCGACGTAGGTCTTTTTACCCTGTAAGATTCCAGATAATTGCATATTAAGCCCCCTGCTCTTTTGCGAGTACGTTTGCCTTTGCCAGATTGAGGACAATGCTCGCCTCTTTCTGTAGCAAGTCCTTGCCGTTCTTTTTGATTTCCGCGATGAAAAGGTCGATAAGCTGCCCCCATGGAGTATTGTTTGCATAAGCAGTAATAACGGCTTCTGCGATCTGTAAGCCGTCTTCACCAGCCGCCTTCTCAGCGTAATCCAGCGCGGGTTTAAGGCTCTTCACAAGCCCATGGAACCAATTCTGGATACCCTTGATAATCTCGTGCGCGTTCATACTTTCTCCTTCGGTTGTTGTTTCAGCTTCTCAAGTATTTTGGTGATTTCCGGCTCAATATCGAAACCCTGTAATCGTGCTTCTCTCTCAAGAGCAAGAGCCATTCTTTGAACAATGCCGTTTCTGTCATGTTCCATCGTCCTTCTCCTGCATTACGCTAAGGTTGAAGTATTTAGGCCATGAAAGCCTGAGTTTGTTCAGTGTATTGACGGAATCCACTACCGCCATTTTGCCATCAATGCGCCCATAAGTGCTTCCTACGCATACGCACAGCTTGGTATCATCTTCGGTATTGCCGTTATGAATGAGAACTGCGCTATGGCCGGGAATGCCAGTGATCTCCCATACGTTCTTAAACTTAGGCCCGTCATGGGGAATGCATAGATACATGCCACATGGGAAAGGAATCTCAGGCTCGCATGTAACGCATTGCTGCTCACCATTGCGGAATATCTGACCGAACGTTCCATCAGGAGTAGAAGGTTGGCGGTGCAAGGTGAATGTTTCCATTATCTTTTAATCCTATCCAGGCGCATCGCCCGCCATATATCGTGGACTTCCTGTTGGGTTATAATTTGCGCCTCATGCTGCTTTTGCATATCCGCTTGCAGGCCGGTAAAGGCTTGTGTTTGACTCACACCGAAGGAAAACGCCATCCAGCCGGATGCAATAATCCCGCTCATAACGGGTACGAAGCCAATAATCTGGATATAAGGGGAATAGCGTTCGCATACGCGTTTAATGATACATGGCAGTGACATATTCCCCTTCCTTTTTTGCAGTTACATCATGAATGCGATTCATGTTATCTTTCATCACACACTCTTTTCCTGCCAGCTATCTGGAAAGGCTTTCTCTGTGTAATTCATATCCTGAATTGGTGGATTGTATTTAGGAAACGGGCTTGCGAAATAATAGGTGCTATCGGGGCTGGCTTTTATCGTATCCCAACTTGTCGTAAGCGCTTGCGGGTTATCTGCGCCGGTCGCGCTATTTTTCCCTATGATTGCTCCGTTGGTAATTTCATAGCCCTGCTGCTGGTAGTAATCCACCAGATAAGAATTGATCGTATTAAGGCAGGATTGCGCATCATTCTGGGTTGCGAATTCGAGGATTAGATAGTCGTCCATGTTCTCCCCCATTTCTGGGCCATATATTGCCCGACCAGGTTTAGCTCCGGGTTGCTCAATATCTTTGTGTAAATGACCACCTCGGCCACTCTGCCATCAAAGAACTGGGTTCCTAGACTGCCGCTCCCCACAGAGGATGTATTGGCTGTATAGGATGGATTCGTGGCATTGGAATTATCAGCCGCGCCTGCGAGAAACAGCTTATTACCGCTACTTTGCGTGGTGGCTGTGTAAAAGCTGATGCTGCCTCCCGTAATTGTCGCTGTGCCTGCGAGTATCTGCACAACTGCCGTTTTCACTATGCGATGGGTATTAGTGTTTACGAGGCCAAAGGCCGCTGAACCGCTAGCCCCGCCTATTAAGGTTTGTACTGTTCCCACTGTATCATGCGATGCCATATAAAATACGGTAAGACCGCTTGCGGGACTGATGCCCGTATAATTCATAGTGTGGCTTGAACCGTTAAAATCCAGCACATTTCGGCCATTTAAAGTGCGCGTACCGGTTATAGGTTGATTCGCACCGGTCGATTGCGTGGCGTTCCTCGCATTCCCTGATTTGTCATTCCACTGGCTGACGGCGTTAGAAACCTGCGTGATCGTCGTTAAATCGCTCGCATCGAGCCATAGCGCCAAACTGGAAATATCAGTTGGCTTAAAGGAATAATGCGTAACCGGAAAGGCGGTCATCATGAGAAGTTGGCCTGTCCTACGCCGTACATATTTGTGCCATCGGTGATAAATGTAATAATATCAACCGCACTTACTGCTGTGCTCAGTACAAACTTGGAACCGCCCGGAAACTTATAGGCGGAACCCCACGTAATTACTCGACTTCCCGTTCCATCCTGCGTGATAATTAACGTGTAGGTTGCGCCTGCATGTAAATTAGTTGGGTTGGAAAGCGTAAAGCTCTGCGCCGGTGTAAGCGTTGCCGCCTGAGCCGCGTTTGCATCCCATGAAACAGTCGTTCCGGGCGTTAGCGCTGCTGCCGCGAAATATTGCGCAGCGGTAAATGCCGTGACTGTGCCAGGCGCTACATAGTCGGTGCCAGCCGTTGCAGCAGATACCGCACCTGAGCCGTTGGCCTTAAGAATACCGTTTGAGGTTCCAGCACCGCCTCGCGCCGCCGCAAGCGTGCCGGAACTGATATTGCTGGCATTCGTTGTGTCTGTGGTCGCTGACGCAGCAAAGGCAGAGCCATTGGTTTTAGTAATAATAAGGGACCCGGTTGCGGTATTTAATGTACCGTCGCCTGATATAGTAAAGCCACCGAAAGAGCTTGAATTGTTATACTGCACCTGACCATTCGTACCCCCGGGTGAACCGCTACCCGATCCATTGGCAGCATTGGTTATCTGCCCATCCGCATTCACTGTTATTGTGGCAAGCGTATAGGTTCCTGCGCTTACCCCGGTAGGAGTAAGGCTATCAGAGACTACAGCCGTTAAGCCTTCAATAATAGTGACGGTCATGTTAGCCGATTACTTCCCTTAGCCTGTCTTGTTTAGCTCGGATTTCATTTTCTTTTGCAGAAACATCGGCGCTACGTTTCTCTAGCGCCACCTCTCTCGCCTTTAGCTTTTCATCACGCTCCGCTTGCTTTGATTCTATGGCGTTCAGAGCCGCTTCTTTATCAGCAAGCAACTTCTCTTTTTTTGTGAGGGCGCTTTCTTTGGAGGTTAAATGCTGCTCCCTGGACTGATTGGAAGCCTCTTTGTCCGAAATCGTTTTCATTCTCTCGGCAATTAATCGATCATTTTCTTGTTTTTCTTGTGAGTATTGAGCGCGGCTTGCCTTATGTTCGCTAAGTATCTTTACGTTATCGGATAGCACTTCCTTATGCTTTTCGATTAGCGCCCGCGCTTCTTCATATTTTTTCTTCTCTTCTTCGCTTAGAACATGAAGTGTTTTTATGGTGTTTTTGGCTTCATCCGGATCTTTAATGAAGTCATTAAATACCTTTAAAATCTCTAATGCGGATTGTGCATCTTCTTTTTTTACATCGGTAAGCATAAATTCTCCTTAGGTTAATTGTGCACGTAATGCCGCTATCTGTTCATTTATGGATTGCATATTTGCGGCATCCAGAATCGCCTCTCTTATGGCCCTATTTATGCGGGTTGAAGCTTCTAAAGCTGCGATCTGCTCCTTTATTTTTCTGTTATTGGCATCTGCTTCCCATGCGATTCTACGCGCCTCCTTATCCGCCTGTTCCTGCGGGGTGAGAGCTACAACCTGCCCATCAATTAATTTGTGGTCGCCCATTAGGAAACTCCATAAAGTTTAAATGTCCCGCTAATCGTTCCAGATGCGACCTGGAATCGGATTCCCGTTGTTGCTGCGGCGACGTTATAGAAACCACTAAAGAATTGCAGATACGATCTCGATGCTGTTGCATAGGAAAGAGCACCCATACCAAATATCGTGGTTTTAGTGGTGAGATTGGGTTGGAACATATGGAGTATTAACGATGCAGGGATTGTAGAATCCACGCCCCCCACACTGGTTAGCCTAAGTGATGTTTGTGTTTCGCCCGTAATAGCGGTAGAGGCTCCCCCATGCGCTTCAAGGAGGGAATAGCTATAGTTAGCAGTAGTAACAAAACTGCCGCCTTGATAAAATAGAGCGAATAAATCAACCACCCCTGAAGTTGTAAGATTGGAAATTTCAATGATGTAATGTTTATATGTGCTATCAATCCCTGATGTAAAATCTACAGTAGTAGCGCCTGCTGCTGTCTGGGTTGATAGTAACGTTAACGTACCCTGAATATTGGTGAGTAAGGAGCCGTTCACGGCAGGAAGGCGATTTGAGCTATCCAGTACCGGAATATTATTCGCGGAAACACCGGTATTTAGAAACGCTGCTGTCCCTAGAGCATTTCCTGATACCGCAAAAGTGCCATTTACAGATAATCCATTATTGGCTGATACCGTATTATTAAATGCAACCGGACCACTGACCACCTGAACGCTGGTTTCGCCCAAGCTTAATATTGTGTCTATGAAATCGGTAAAATTGCTTTGACTCGGCGTTGCGCCAGTAATGAAATACGTTTTTAATGTGGCTTTATTCGATATGGTCATTTGGCGGCCTTAGCCAATCCCTTCACCATACGGTCTTGTGAACCGCTTTTAATTAAATCCTCTACTAATCCGCCGAATAGGGGTAGCTTTGATGCTACTTTTGCGCCAAATCCGTAGGGTTTTACCGCCCCCGTCGCATAACGATTTGCCATATTGGATATATTATTCATGGCCTGCACTTCTTCAGGCGTAAAAACAAACTTTGTGAGTGTGGGATTTTTTGTAATCAATGCATTGATGTTTTTGGAAAGTCTTGCCGGTACGATATTGCCGCCATTATCTATAGAGGCTGTCCGCAAATGATCTAAATACCCCTGTTTCAATAAGGGAATTGCATCATCGCCAAGCACATCCTTGGCTGCTTTTACATTATCTAGCCCCACCTGGCCGACACGGGTGAACATATCCAGCAGATTCTCGGGGGCAATTTGCTCCGATCCACCCTGATTTTCTATAAAGGTACGGATTGCATTATTCGCATCTTTACCGGTGAATTGCTGACGCCATAATGCATTTTTAGCATTGGCCTGCTTAACTAAATCAATTGCCTGTGTGTCGCCTTGGATTAGGCCATCATCTAAAATTTTATTGGCATAATCGTGATAGGCGCTTAATGCCTTCCCTCTCACTGCCGCTTCCGCATCATTTGATTTTGGAAGATTATAAAGCTCTTGCCTTGCCTGATCTATTCTGGCCCAACTAATCTGCCCAGCTTTGGCGTCTTTATTCAATGCATCAATTGTATCTTGGATACCATTGACATTATTTACAACGCGGGGGTTAAACCCTTCTGTAGCATTAGCAAGAGAAGTTGTTAGATCACTTACTGCGTTATTACCAATCATTAGATTTTTGCTTGGTTCTTCAGCGGCCTTGTAAGCCTCATTCTTAGCCGTATAAGCGGCTTGTTCGGCTCCTTGCAATTTTTGCCCCAGTTGTTCACCTGCATAAGTGCGAACATCTGGGTTTTGCGCTAAAAGAGTATTTTTAATCAGCGGTACGCCAACGTTTGGGTTTTCTGATGCGGGCGGAGGTATCTGACTGCCGCTAGATTGATCCGTTAAGAATTTTGGGGGATTTGCTTGCAATTGGTTCATGCCAGAACTCGCCAGCATAGAACCGGTTATTTGGGCAGGAATAGCCATTGCCGCCCCCATAGCGGTTTTGGGCTGGTAATCTAGTCCTGCCGTCTGAACAGCATCACCTGAGCCATAAAATGGCTGCCATATATCACCGCGAGGTTGCGGATCGATACCAATCATTTTATCAACACCTTCTGCTATTCCACGTCCAAGATACTGAGGACCAGCAGCGAGGGCGTTTATCATATTAGGTAGCGCCATCGGGATAGTGGCAGCGCCTTGAACCAAATTTGACCCGATGGATTTTGCTGTATCTTCAAAAGTGGAAGGGCCTTGCGGAGCGGGAGTTTGTGTGGCTGCATGATTTTGCTGTGCATAAGCCAGCACCTGATCTTGCGTCGCGCCTTCAGGAGCGGTAATCTGGAATTTTCTTCCATCGGGCGAGGCGACCATAAAGGAGGGCATTATTTTATCTCCTGTATGGACCAGCCATTCGATTGAGGGGCTTGGCTCTGCAATTGTTGGGCAAGCTGGCCTGTACCAGCCTGACGGCTTAAGTTTGCGAGTGAGAACATATTTTCTTCCCGGCTCTTACCAACCGCTCCACCCAATGCTTCCTGTAACATTTGCTGAGCAGATACGGCACGCTCCATTCCTGGCGTTATGCCCATTGCTTGCATATAAAGCGGGGTTGTCTGTTTAATTAAAGACTGGATTTCATCCCGTATGACTTGCGCTTTTGATCCCTGGGCAAATTGCTGTCCTCCCGGTAGGATTTGCGTATTGCCGAAATCAATACCTTTGGTGGAAGCCAACTGATTGAGTTTATTATTTGTAAAATTACCAATGCCATTGACAGTATTTTTTATCATGCTAGCGTTCGGATCGGGCTTAAACAGCTCAACCGTTGCGCCTTCTTGTTGAAGTTCGTCAAACTTCTTGGCTATAAGCTGGAGATTTTGCTCAAGCTTGGCCTTCATCATGGGATTGGGCGGGATTTGCTGTGTTACATTTCCCTGCGCATCTTGCGTTAACACCTCGCCGTTAGCGCCTTTTTCAATAGTTCCCGGCACTTGGCGAGCCATCATGCCGCCATTTGGGTTTGAGACATAAGCAAAGTTTTGGGGAAGATTATCCTTCATGACCTCATTGCCCCGGAATAAAGGCATAAAGGGCTGATTATTATTTTGTGGCTGGTTAAAATATTGCGTAGCCTGACGGCCGCCTTCTTGGTTCACCATCGCAGGGATAAGTTTATCAACATCGCCTGGTTGTAATTGCTGGTCAGGCGCTAGGCCGGTTTTTTTAGAAACGGATGCTATATAGGCTTCCGTATTATTTTCGGACGGCGGAGCCCATGTAGTAATAATATTGCGAAGCGTAGGAGCCTGCCCATTCATTGCAGGGCTATTGCCACCAATTTTCCCTAACAAATCGTTCCGCATCGCCGCCAGTCCCTGGTCTGACGATCCAAATTGCTGGAAACCAGTACTCGATCCCACAGGACGCATATTACCTGGATTATTATTCTGCACGGATAATGGTGCATTGGTATTTTGAGCGGGCGGGAATCCTACAGGACCGCCATAGGTTGGCCCCGTGCTTATAGTTTGCGCCTGCGGATTAAGATTTTCTGTTGCCCTGTCATGGCGCATCTGCTCGTCTATCTTAGATAGCTCAAGCTGCATCTGCATCATGGGACCAAAGGATTTTAATAATTCGATTTGCGGAGCGAGTCTCTGACCCATGGCGGCTTCAGCACTAACAGAAGGTGCTCCCCGCTGGGAATTCAGGTAGGTTTCAGAAATAGCATTCGCCGCATCCGGAAGCGTTGGCTTCTGCATCTGGCTTAGCACTTGTAAAATATCCTGAGAGGAAGGCATCTGCGGCATTGCTTATGGCTGCGGCTGCTGAGGCTGCAATCTAGCGGCAAGAATACCCTGCACCAAATCTTGAGGTGCAGGTTGCTGTCCTGGCAGCATCATTTGCTGCTGCCAAGGTAACTGTCCGCTATTAAAAGCATCCAAAAGCGCCATTTTACAACCCGAATAGTTTTAGTGCTGTTGCGATATTGGCGAAGCTGCCTAATTTCTGGTTGGTATTGCCCTGTTGCAATTGAGTAACGTTATTTTGTGCTGGCATTAAACGGGATAATGTTAACCCGGCATTCCCGAGCTGATTCTCCGTTTGATTTTGCGCCTGCAACCCAGCCTGCCCCTGATTTTGAATCATGGTGCGAAAAGCCACCTCTCCATTGCGCTCAGGACTAAATAATGGCGTTCTTCCCATGGCCGAGAGCATGCGATTCTGTCCCTCAGCTTGAGACAGGGCATTCCCCTCATTTTGCTGCAAAAGCTGCTTATTCTGCCCATAAAGCTTTTGGTAAAGCGGATTATCTGGGTTCATCAACGCATCAGAGATTTGCTGCAATTGCGCCGTGCTCTGCTGCTGTGGAGCTATATTATTTCCTTTGAAGCCAGCCTGAATAGCGGGAATGGCCTGTAGTAACGATGATAAAATGTTACCATTTCCACTTTGACTATTATTTGGCGTTTGCGCCTGAGGCGCTGAAACCCCCTGGTATGAAGGCTGTTGCCATGGCAATTGCATCATGGTTTGCCAAGGGAGTGTTGAACTTGTTCCTGTGCCGTAGCCATTTCCGTATAAGTCAGCCATTATCGTACTCCGCCAATATCGCCATACAGATAGAATCCAGTGATGATGTCTGGAAACTCTGCTGAATCGGTTGTGAATTCAATCCTGGCTTGCTCTCCGCGCCAACGAAGCGGAAACTTATCGGCTTGCACAAAGGTTCCACCGCCTATGGTGGTTGTGCCGATTACGGCCTGACCGATAACACTGGCTCCCGTGTTAACAGCTGAGACGATGATGCTATCAGATGATAGACCGTCCCATCCGGCGATAACGGATATAGTATAGCCTATGTTTGCCACACTTTCAAATATGGGGCGGATGTACTTGCCCTCCTTGATTCTTGGGGTTCTTTGAGGTTCTTCCAACCGCAGCCAAGCTGTCGTTAAATCAGTGGAAATAATGGTTCCGTCATCAGTCCCTGCGCCATTATCAAGCATATAAACAAGGCCATTCGCTCCACACGCTAAAAGGTCCCCGTTTCTGCGTATAAAATAATGATTCTGCTGTGCCCATTTCCCGGTAAATAGGTGCCATGAGGGAATAGCGCTCAATTGTCCGGATTCATCATAAGAGGGATTGGTGTTTAGAATATAACAGCTATCGCTGATTTTCATGATGACCCATGAGCGTCGCGGATAGAAAGAAATCTGCACATCATCTGGGACAGCGGCAGAAATAAGCCCTATGACATTCTGGCGAATGGGGACGCTGACATTGTTCTGAACGGTAGTATAGCTGATGCTGCCAATATTGATGGCTTGTAACCCTTCTTTTACAATATGCAGCAAATCCGTCCCATTCGTCCCAAGCCCGAACCGGCTCACCACGCCATTGGGGTAGAAGGAAATAGGTGTGAAATCAGTAGTCGTAGTACTGGAATCCGCAATTGGGCTTATGCCGCGATAAATATATAGATTCTTCTGTCCGGCGGCCACGAAATATTGCTGGAAACTGCTCATGGCCAGTATGGTGTCGCCTGCGGGCTGCTGTGTACCGAAACTAAAACTGGTTGAATCAAGCGTCTCTTGATAAGTGGTAACGTCCTGGGGATCATCCGGAGCACTTATAATTACGCGGGTTTGCTTTCTGGAATCGAGATAATACACACGTCCGTAATGCACATGAACCCAGGACGCGATTGGCATGGCTGATTTAAAGAATGCCAAAGCATCCCCGGCCACCTGCGCTGTGATGGCTTGCTGCAAATTCACGTTAGCGCTAACCGTCCCTACCTGTGCAAGTGCGGATCGGGTCGTATTATAAATAAAATCGCCTGTGCGGATTTCCGTATTTGAAAAATTTATCCCGCTTACTGCGATAACGGTAGTTGTAGTCCCGGTAGTGGCGGTTCCTACATTGGTCTTGGTTGTTGTTCCATTGGGGATAATATTTAGATTAACATAATCAATAAGTTCGTAACTGTCGCCTGCCGTTTGATCGCTGGCGGTTTTCCCAGCGCCATTACCGGCAATTCCTATGGTTGTAGTCGTTATGGAGGCGCTGGCAACTGTTGAAACAATACCATACCCCCCACGGGTAATATTATGCACAATATCATTGTTGGCCACGAGCGTTTGAGAAATCCAATTCGCTATATTGCCATCAATAAGAGTTGTGGTGTTTGTCCCGCCAGCAGTAAGACCGTTGGTTATCAGCGCCTTTAATTCATTAAAGGTTACACCGCCGTCATCGGTGTAAAAGTTTCTATCACTGCCATTATAAAATATTAGCTTGTCCTGCGCTTGTGCGCTGAGCAAACGTAGGGATGCCTTACCCGTAAGCGCAGATGTCCACGCCGAAGCAGTAGTATCAAATCTCCAAAGATTTCCGCTATCATCCGATGCCATTAATGTATCAACACCAGAATAGCTTATTAGCTCATGAAGCCTAGTCAATGTGGGGTTTCCAGCAATAGAACCACTAAACCGGCTCATGCCTGGCCTGCGCTCAGCCCCGCCAGTTACATTTCTAAATCTATTGGTATAGGTTTCAGCAAATGTTAACGGGCGCTCCGATTCCGAGAAATCAGTGCCTAAACCGAATGAGGGGATTTTGTATTCGACTTCAATCATCTTCTCCACCTGGACATGGATGGAGTAAATGAGACATCCCAGCCAGTATCACCATTAAAGCGATTTAATGCTTCTTTGCGGGCCGCAAGATATTCCTGGTAAATCATTTGGTATTTATTATCAGGAGCACCGCCAGATTCATTCAGAATGACTTTTGCAAGCGTTCCCAGCACCACTATTCTGGATGGATAAGGAATAATCGCAGCATCGTCTGCCGTTGTATAAAGAGGCGTGCGGATATAATATAGAACTGAGAATACCGCGCCATCTTCCGCCTGTGCTGGAATTGGCCTTACACGTATATTAGGGTTGCCATTTGTATCGGTTCCGAAAACGCAATATTGCGCGGGCGTCCCCGTTGCGGTTACCCTAGTGAGTACTCGCATATCATCTAATGTGATGCCAATTAAAGGTCCGCGCCGTTGGGAGAAATATAAATCCCCGATATTTTTAATATTGGCACTGGTGGTTAAAGTATAATCCTTCTGTCCGGAAACGGCGGTTATATTAGAAGTAACCAAGCATTCCTGCCAGTTCCCGTAGTCAGATAAGTCATTGCAAACATCGTTAATGAAATCCACACATTGGGCGGATAATTTATTAGCAGCCGTTGTGGTTACAGCGGATAATCCTATTTTACGAAACACCTCATTTACAACCTGCAAAACAGTATAGCGTATATCTCCTATCCCCATTATTTTGCTCCATACGCACTAGCCGTGAGATGGATAATGGTCACCATTGCGCTGGCCGCTACCGAGAACGCAGCATTTGCAGCAAGTCCATTGATAGTGCCGCCAGTAGGGGGCCAGAGATTAGCCGATACGCCTTCATTAAATAAATATTGCACCAGGCCGGGACGGTTAGCTAAAGGCGTAAACCCAGTAGTAGTTCCATCAACCACGCCCTTGCCTCGATTTATAACATTCGTAAGGACTGCCGCAGTTCCTTGCGCCGTGCCCGCAGCACTAATAATGCCGACGCTCCCGATGAAGCCATTGGTAGAGCGCATTGCAGATGCGTATATTGTACCTGTTGCCGCCGAAACATCGCCGGTAACGCTAAGCGCGACAGCACTTACAGTTCCTTGGCAGTTAATACTTGCTGCGGACAATATCGCTGTAATATTGGCATTCGTGGCGCTTACGGAAGGAGTAATTAGCGCTGTTGTATTGAGCGGACTAGCCATGACCTGCTCGGCGGTTTCAACAATATTCACGTAAGAATCAATAAAATTGGCGTAGTCTGTCCCTGTTGGCACATCGCCATTTTGGAAAAAGGTTTTTAGTGAGGCTTTGTTATAGGTGGTCATGTGACTATAAAGGTTGATCCGATTCGCGCTGTACCTATGCCGGAAATAATGTGGCCATTGGTCACGTTCGGATATAAGTTAGGGGTTTGTATGGCGGCATTCTGTACATTGGTAAGCACATTGGTATTCCCCACCGTACTGGGCACATATAACAAGGTTGGTGTGGCGGCTTCATAATTAGGTCCGCGATATATCTCCACGGGAGACGGATCAGTAAGAGGGCTGCTTATTTCCTGAAGATTGCGCTTTAATGGATGAACAGCTAGCGATCCCCAATAATCACGCTGCAGCTTGCTTGCAAATACGGTAAATCCTGTATAATCATCCGTTGCTAGATGATCGCCCTTTCTCCCATTCCTCCGAGCCATTGGAACCTCATTTCTTTTCGGTTGGCTCAGTGATACAAAATGGAACGGGCGGTGAATGTTTAGGAAGGCCGGGACGGCGCTGTGCTGTATTTGGAGTTACACCCTTATTAGAATCGGCAATTTTTGGTTGTTTCATCACTTCACTCCATAGGCTGATGCAGCATAATGAAAAATCACATAAGAAGTATTTGCCGCTAAAGCGAACACGGCATTACCCGCACCGTTATTAATTTTGCCACCGGTGGGGGGCCAAAGATTGGCAGAAACGGCAGTTTCGTTAATTAGATATTGAACAAATCCTGTTTTATTCGCCGGGATCGCAACACCGGTGGTTTGCCCATCTGTTACACCCTGAATGCGGTTGATGGTTGCCGTCAATATTGCTGCCGCAGCCTGCGTAGTGCCCAATGCCGAGATAATTGCAACTGGCTGGAATAATTGCGTATCATATTCGACCGCCGCAGAAACCGTTGTAAAGTTTGCCGTGGACGGGGTATTAGCCCCAATTGGAACACTATCTAAAGTATTGGTAGATGATATTCCTGGTCCCAGTGTGGAAATGCTCATTAGCCACCATCCATTCCCATCGGATTGATGTGGAGGGTGAGAGCCGCCGGGGTTGCACCAGAGCCAGCGGAGAAGACAGTGCTTACTACCCTCACTGCGGCAGGTGGGAAAGCGAAGTTTGAGGCGCGGTTCGCGGATTGATTGACCATAACCGGATCATCCATATTGAACCAGTTACCAGATACGTTATAGCTGGTGCTATAATTGGCGAAAGGATCATCCAAGCTATACTGAACGGTATAATTTACCTTCATGGCCGAGGTGCGTGTAACGGCGATAGCATAGCCATTTACATAGCGATCTAGAGGTACTACTTGGCTGTTCCCAGACGCCGTTATTACTAAATGGACGGGTCGCATCATAACGGCAATCCCTTTCCCTTAACCGGTAATACCCAGTGAAGTGCTATTACCGCGATCAAAATCAACCATGATAGAATAAGAAGCCGTGCTTACCGAGCTGACGATTATCTTAAAGGGGATTTCGCCCTGGATGTTTGGCGCAGGCAATCCAGATGGAACAGGCGGTGATACGGCCGCTGAGGTAATATAGGTTGGAGCATTTAACCTAGTTGCGGCCGAGCCCACAGCAAGAAACGAAAGAATTTTCGTTCCATTTGCAGCGCTTCCATTTACCCATAAGATAATATTATCGTTGGTGGTCGCGGCTCCTTGCTGAACCACATATACCACAGAGGATATATTCTGGGTTCCTACAGGGAATGTTCCTTGCACAGTAACGTTAATGCCAGCGCCAGCACTAACAAAGGCGGTTTTTCTAAATATTGCCTGGCTTTTGCTGGACTGAGCCGAAGTAAGATACTGGCCGCCACTTAAAATATTGTCGCTAAAACGAGTCATTTAAGCCCCCGGTGAACCATAATATCCAAGATAATTTACTGCGCCGACACCGAACAATCTCATAGCTGAGAATTTAAGGTTTTTAGTATCGAAGTCATTGTCCCTATCGAGCATAACGGGATCGACATCGGTAAATACCAAGCCGTCGGCTTCATTGGTTTTAATGAACCAAGCATCAGTATCGGTTGTCCACGGTGTAATAATTACCTCAAGCGGCATACGCGCAGTAGATACTGGGTTAATCGTGTTATTCCCTGAATCCACTTCATATTCCGTCTGAAGGATTTTGCGAACGAGATGCTGAGACTCAACAGGCACAATAATTTTCTGCGCCGTGACAACGATGGGAAGGTTCTGATCGTCAACAAAGCGGCCTATATCAATATACGCCTGCTCCAATGCGGTCTGCGATAAATCCGCAGCCGTAGCGGGAGTGTTGCGTACAGTGGTATTGTTGGCAGCCACCAAAAGATGTCCAGAGTTAAATAAACTCTTACCATCGGCGGTTAGTGTCGGATTGGTAGCCGTCGAAAACCCGTTGTTAAACAGATTTGCGACCACCGTTTCTTCCGTTCTGCGCACCGATTGAGCAAGTTGCTGGGGAATTGCTTTAAACTTGCTATATTGGTCATAACGCATCATTTCATAAGTGATGGTCGAACCAATACCATAGGTGGTGTTGATAATTTCACGAGGAAATCCCTGGAATTTATCACGGTAGGGAATCCCTGCGCCCTGGTCTTTTACACCAGCGAGGCCATAATTGGTGATGCCTTGGAATTTCTCGAACTGTTTGTCCGATTCATGCTTATCGACAAGTTTTTCCCAAATGGGTTCCCAGTCCTCATAAGCATCACCGAACCAGCCCATAATACCGGGCCAGAGGTCTTCCGAAAATGCACCAGTTGACATTACCATAGCTATTCTCCTTTAGAATTATTATTGACCAACAGTTGGTGCTTTTAAGAAGTGGTTGTTCCAACGGACTTCAACACCGTTATTAGGTGCGCCACCCCCTGCACCGCCGTTAATGCCGATCTTTCCGCTGAGTTCATCAAACGGTCCAATATCAATAATTTTGAACAAATCGTTGGTGGATGCGGACGCTGGGATATCTACTGCCTGCCCCGAAAGCCCAAGAGATGGGTTTGCAGCAGACTGGTCGATAACCACGTTTTTGCTCAGGTTGCTGGGACCCACTGAGGTTACACATTGAACGTAATACGTCTGGTTAGGATCAAAGCATACATCCACGCGGCCCGGCGAAGCGGAGTTGATGAATTTTACCGTATTGAAGGTAAACGGGCGGTTTGCAGTCGTGTAGCAAGCCAAAACAACGCCATATCCAATCTGGTTAGGGTCCTGACCGGCAGTTGCGCGAACGATAACGCCATTGACCATGCATACAGCATCGCCTTTTGCAATGGTTTGACCACCGCCAGCAGATGCAGGAAAATTCCGCACCGACATGGATGCAACATCTCTGCTGGGTATGAAGCCGTTACGATTTGCCATTTTTATCTCCTAAGTTAATCAATTTTCTCTACGCCCCTTCGGGAGCTAATTGTTATTTCGCCATGCGTTTCCGCGCCTTCTTTGCCTATTTCCTTTTTGATATGGGCCGTGAGTCCTGCGGTGCGTCGGTTTGTTTCGTTTTCAAAATACGCATCGCGCTCTAATGCCAATTCCTCAGGAATACGCTGTAGAATCCAATCTCTGCCTTCTTGAACGCTGGTAAGAGGTCTAGCGTCTCCGATCCTTCCAGCATCGATATGCTTTGTTTCAGGACCATTGATCTTGCTTACCGTCTCCCAACCTTCCGATTGCTTCTTGGCTATGTTTTCCGGGTCTTTTCTGACCATACGGTAACGATAACCCGGCTCTTTATTGGTGAATTCATTTAAGCTTGCTGGCTGCCAAGTGCTCTTGCCTTTTTTCATCGGGGGCCTACCCGGTTTTCTGGCTTCTTCGCTCATGCTCTACCCCCTTTCATCGAGTTGACTTTTTCGATTTGCTTCCGGTAGGCTTCTAAATGCTCTTCCGGTTTTGCTTGAGGGCCTGCGTACTTGGTCTTGATAGCAATTTCTTGCTGCTTAGGCGTTAGGGTCAGTTTCCCTGTTTTGCGCGCCCCTGTCAAACCCCCTCCCAATACACTCTGGGAAACACCTCGTTTTTGAACGCCCATACGCTTATCAATCTCCGCTAGTTTCTGTTGATATGTGAGCCCTGCAAAACGCGGGCTATTAAGAACGGCAGACGCTTCTACCAAGGCAGCGCGATATTCAGGGCTTGGATTGGCGGGATCATTTGATTTGTTAAATGCCCATGGGCGTATAAGGTTGCCATTTTCGTCTTTTTCATTTTGCCATGTTTCCGTAGTCCTATAATCCTCATCGCTTAATCCGCCTTCCTTAGCTATTTCGGCAGCATTGTTATATTGCTTCGGCTGCGGCTGCTGGGGTTGTTGCTTGGGCAGGCTTTTTTGGATTTTCAAATCCATCAATTTATTATCGGCTTCCATGTAAGCCTTGGTATCGCCCTTTTCCCACGCCTCCTGTTTTGCCGCTGCAAGCGAAGCTTCCGTTTCCTGCAAGGTCTGTGTTTGCAAATGATTTACAACACCGTTGAATCCGCTGGTTAGATCATTAATAATTTTTGATTGTTCTGCGGCGATACGTTGGTATTCCGATAGAGTTCGCGTATTTTCCCGTAATGCGCGTTCGTTATTTTTTACCTGTCCATAAACATAATCAAAACGCTCTTGAACCTGTTCAGGGCTGGCGGTTTTGAAATCAATCGGATCATACCCAGCGGGCCTTCCGTTGTTTACTTGCGTATCGACTGCGGTTTCCACTGGAGTTTCAATAGTAGGCTCATTGGTTTGAATTTCTGCTTCTTCGCTCATACTGACTCCTTAACGGCTAAAATATCTTCATCGGCACAAATAAATAATGTGCCGTCACCTTCTTTGGTTTCATTCAGCCACGCGCCCGCATGCTGGCCGAAAATGACCTTATCCCCGACTTTGAAAATTTGTTTGGTTGAGGATTCACCCGCCTCATCATAGGTCGTAGACCATCCTGCGGTTTCCCCTAATGCGATAATTACGCCTTCGCATGGCGCATGGCGCTTTGCGACGTTACCTGGTATAATTATTCCGCCTGTGGTTGCTTCTTTGACTTCTCGCTTAATTAGAACTCTACCGAACTTAGGCTTTATTGTGGGCTCCATTGGCTAATCGCTTTCAAAAGGCTGGTTGAATCACCGTACCCACTCAGCCCCAGCTTGGCTAAATAGGAATTCTCAATTGGGCTTAAACTGCTCAAATCATTGGTTGTATGATCCGGATTCACCAGCTTGCGGTTTTCCAGATTCAAGAAATATTTTTGCTCATCAGGACCATTGCCGCCGCCATACGTCCCTTGGGTGGCAAGATTGGTGGATTGCTGTAATGGCGTAAGAGTGCTCATGCCAGCAATGCTAGCCGGTGCAGTGGCGGCTGCTTGCTGTTGCGGGATGAACGCGCCAGGTCCTTGTGCTGTTGCTTGCTGCGGAAGTCCTGAGGGTTTTTGCGGTAGATTTCCTTTATTAATAGCGCTAGCTAAGGAATTGCCAGCATACCCGCCCAAGGCTGCTCCTACGCCAAGGTTGGCAACGCTAGCTGGGATCATGTTGGCAGCAAAACTGCCAATTGAACTTGTTGGAAGTTTTAAC